AAAAACTGTCAAATTAAAATCAGGCGAGAAAAAGAAAAAGAAAGTCAAAAAAATAAGCGAATCAAATTGGAAAGATTATTATTCCAGTTCTATAGAATTAAATGGCGATGTTGAACTTCTTGGGAAAGATATGTTCAAAAGGGAAATTCTATATTTGGTCTCCACTAAAGGAATGATGAGTTATATGGAAGCTAAACTTCAGTTCCAACATGAGGTTTTAGAACATCCGGATCTTTGGTATAACGGCACGATCCAATGTAGGATTCATAAATCTCACGTTAAAATGTTATAGAGGGAATATGGTTGAAATTAAATTCACTTATGATTATGATAAACAATATCTGCCAATCTATCATGAATTATTTGAATCAGAATTTACCGGCAGAAACTGGGCGAAAAATATACTCTGTCTATCTTGCGAATCTATTTGCGATAATATGAAAGAAGGCTTTAAAGAATTATTACTCAATAGACAAAAGAACCCTGACGCATTACCCATGATGGTTATTTTAGAAAATGATATTCCTGTGGGGTTATCCTTTCCGAAAAACCTATTTACTGCTAATGAATCTGAGGCGTTTCGTATCCCTAATGATAAATCGTATTATAAAATTGGATCCATTATCATTAAACAATCTTATCGTAATAAAGGAATCGCTGTTGCTGCTTGTCAGGAATTCTTAAAATTATATCCGAAAATCGTATATCAAGTAGATGAACGCAATATCGCATCTATTAGGGTTGCTGAAAAATTAGGCTTAACTTATAGCCATAACACTACACTAAATGGTATCAATTACGAAATTTACAAATCTTAACTTCCAGCCGACTTTATTGTCGGCTTTTTATTATCCGCAGACTTTCCGATTTCTATCCCAATTTCTATTCTAAAATCAACTAAACCTTGTAAATACACAGCATATAGACGTTTATCCTTTAAAAATAAACTCTAATAAAAACAAAGAGTTATAGATTAAATACGGTATATGGGAGTGACCCTGTAGGGTAGCTTGTTCTGGAATTATTGGGAAGATTCAGTGAGTTTATATGTTAAAAGAAAAGTCTTTACTTTGTTCTTAGAAACCCGTATAATAGCCTAGTCGGGCGTGAATTAAGGATAAGCGGATTAAATAAAGTTGGTTAAGAAATTCCTTTACTTTTGGTCTTAAATCATTTAGACTATATAAAGTAACTAAATAAAAATAGAGGAACATATTATGGAACAAAATTCGAGTAAAATTAACGATCCAATTAACGTAAACGATTCAATCTCAATTGTTAAGAATAAAACTAAACCAATTAAAATTGATAATAAATTAAAAGGCGTTACAACCGCTATAGTTAAATCTGATTCCGGAATCGAAGTGGAATTTGAACCAACAATAGAAATAGTAGCTAAAAGCCCTAAATTCCAAATTCAAATTGATGATAAATTATTTGGAGTGACTACTTCTAATGTTAAATTAAATTGGGAAAACGCTTATAACTGGGCTGTTGCTGATAACGCAGAATTGCCTAGTAAAGAAGTAATTGGGAAAGTATATTTACAAGCCAAAGAACAATTCGGTAAAGGAGAATGGTGGAGTTCTTCTGTATTAGATAACGATAAGGCTTACTGTATCGATTTTGATAAGAAAAGTCGGTCAACTAAACCATTAACTGGAACTGCTTTTGCTTTTTACTTGAAAGAGATTTAATATGCCATTCTATTCGTTTAAGAATAAAGAAACCGAAGAAGTAATTGAAGTGTTTATGTCTATAAGCAAATTAGATGGGTATAAAGAGGAACATCCTGAATTAGAAGTAATTATTGGGACTCCCAAATTGATTGACCCTACAAGGTTAGATGCTACTAGAATTAAGGATAGTGGGTTTAAAGAAGTGTTACAGAAGATACATGCTAGGACTCCAGGTTCTTGTTTGGATAGAACGACTAATCTTTGATAGGGTTATTATATTATGTTTACAAAGAAAGATACGCTTTACTTTATCATGAATATACATTATAATGAAGATGCGTTTGATAGCGATTGCGAATTTGTTACTCAGCAACTATTGTTAAACGATAATGTAGGGTATCAAGGGAATTTCGCTTACATTTCTGATAATGAGGATGATTTGATTAAGGCGTTACGGAAACTGTATTCAATTTTCTCTCACATTAAAGATATTACTGATGAAATTCTTATTTACTCTGTAATTGATATTAAGATTGTTAATTATGATGCTGTATTTGAAAAGGGAAAATTGAATTGAAAACACATATAGCTCATCCAGAGATAGCTCAGTTGGTAAGAGTAAACATAGATGGTAAACGTTGGTATCAGACACCAGAAGGCAAGAGATATCCTTCTGTGACATCGGTAACATCATATGCATCAAAGGGAGCTATACAAGAATGGAGGAATAAGGTAGGACATGCTGAAGCTGATAAAATATCCGCACGTGCTTCTAATCGGGGCACACGAATCCATTCTTTATGTGAGGACTATCTCAACAATAAAGAGATAACGCCGTCAGATTTTGATTTAGATTCATGGAGATCTATGAAACCTCTACTAGATTCTATTGATAATATTCACGGTAATGAACTCAGATTATATTCTGATTTGTTAGAGGTAGCGGGTACTGCTGATTGTATAGCAGACTATAATGGCGTCTTATCAGTAATTGATTTTAAAACGTCAGGGAAATTGAAACGTAAAGAATGGATCACAAACTATTTTCAACAAGCGGCTTTTTACAGTTTAGCATTTAGAGAAAGAACAGGCTTATCGGCAAACCAAATTGTTATTTTAATATCGGTTGATGATGAGAATCCACAAGTATTCGTGGAACCTGTTAAAAATTGGTTGTTATCCGCTAAACAATGTCGGGATGATTTTAGGAAAGCAACTGGTCAATGAGAAAATAACCAAATCCAAATTACCAGTAAGAACATTATATACTGATTTGGGTAAAGAGTAAGCTTAATTGTTGTACGGCTTACTCTGAACTAATAGGAAAAATAATTGTGTTAAAACTAATATTATCAGCAGCAATTGTGTTAACGTCAACTACAGTAGTCTACGCTAAACATGAAGAAAGTAAATTTCTTGAATCTGAAATCAATTGCTTAGGTCAGGCGATCTATAGGGAATCGCGTGGCGAGTCAGTGGTAGGTAAAGTCTTAGTCGGTGAAGTTGTCATGAATCGGCTTAAACATAAATCCTATCCTAAAACAGTCTGCGGAATCGTAAACCAAAAAGGCTATAAACATGGAAGATTAATCTGTCAGTTCTCATGGGCGTGTATGAATTTACCTCCTGTGATTCCTGGAAGAGAGAAATTTGACAGTTATTACCTAGCAAAAATGATTTACGAGCATAAACTTAAAGACGTTTCCGGTGGCGCGTTATTCTTTTTCAAAGATAACGAACTGAAATATGTTAAACAAATGAAAATTGCTTTGGTGTCTAAGGTAGGGCATCATGGGTTCTATAAAGAAAGAGTTTAATATCTTTACTTTGTAGGAAAACTAAGTTATAATTATTAAATATTTTGAATTGAGGATTTTATGTTTAAAACGTCTAATGATTTTTCAATGTTTATCGAAAGCGAAGCTGCTGCTACCAAGAAACCTGTATTAGATATTATCTTAGAATATTGCGAAGAACATTTCTTAGATGTAGTAGAAATTGTTCCTATGCTAAATCGTTCTATTAAAGGTAAACTTGAGAACGAATTTATTGCCAATGGACTATTACCTAAAACTGCTACATTGGATGTGTAATGGACGGTTATCGAATCTATCAATATTATAATTCCATTAAATTACATTTTAACTCTACTTCTTATGATATTTTCAGAAGTAACGGTAAAATTAAAGGCTCTTATAATAGCTACTTGAGACGAGATGATTATCGTGTGTTTGAGAAAACCGCTAAATTATTCAAATCTGATATTGAAGTCATACAGTTTACAGCAGCTAATATTGCTTATGGAAAACCCAATTTCATTTATGATTTAGATGATTCTTGTGTGGATAATTACTTGTTATTCCTAAAACGGAAACAAAGCATCACCAATGTATTCCGCGAAGATATCTCTAAACTTGAACTGGAAATGGATAAAGGCGAAACCAATCTGTTTGATTTTGCCAATGGGGAAATTCCCCTTACGTTTAGAATGTTCATGGGAGGCTATATTTCTATTGAGACCATGAATATACTAAATAAAATGTTCGGCTTCTTAGATATTGATTATCCGATATTCGAAAAAGAATTCCTTCGGATTAAGAAATTATCTGGGTTTGTTGAATATGATTTAGATAAACTAAGAATTGTTTATCGACAATCTTCTTTACTTTGATATTAAATTAAAGTATAATAACTAATCTTGTTATTAAAT